GCAATAATAGGCCCTAAAGGGCCTTTATTACTGCACCTACATGCTCCGCAATACTGCACTAGTGCAGTAATAGTTATTGCACTAACTCTAGAATGGCTCATTTGTCACCTTTTTGCTGAATAAGCCATTGCTGGCTTCTTCTATCAAACCGTCAGCTTTGGCCCGCTTAACGCGTTCCTTTGCTTGCCGTTCCTGTAACCCAGTGGCCTGCTGTACAAATGTAACAACTTGGGTGTACTTAGCCCCTTCAGGTAGCTTGTCCCAATCAATCGTGGACGCCCTGCGGCCCACTGACTTTTCAGGCGCTCCTACTTCAATCCACGCCATCCCCCTGTCGGCATGCTTTAGGTGAACTAACGGCTGCGTCTTGCTGGCTATAAAATCGCTTGCAGTAACGCCAGGACGCAACCCAGACCGCTTCCCGCGCTTGGTTACTTCGAGCTTATATGTGTACGTTCCTTGCTCATCCTGGCCGCAAGGCGACAGCATTAAAACGGCTCTCGCCCAATTCGTCAGCTCGCTCGATCCAAATCCGCTATACGCCTTGTCGTGCCCTTGGTAACCGCTGCCGTCGCGTGTCGGCTTTGGCGTATGGTGCATCAACATCCACGCCCATCCTCCTGATAACGCAAGGGGGTTTAGCAAATTACGCAAAAAGCCACCTGCCGTCTCTTGGCTGGATAAGTCGCCACCGATAAACGCCAGCAACGGATCTACCCAAGCTAAATCAGGCTTATGCTTATCACCTAGGCGACGCATCCTATCAACGAACCGCTCACCCGTGGACGTACAATCACGCACGATCACAATGTTCTGCTTCACGCGCTCCAACTCCTCTGCGCTCAGATCCAGCGCCCTTAAAATGCCCTGCAATGCCTCCGCCACGTCGCCTTCATCGTTCTCGGCTTGGACGATCAGCGACTTTAACGGCTTGCCGTGTGGCGATATGCCAAATAGATCACGCCCGGCCGCCCAAGTGATCGCTGCCTGTAAGCACAGCACGCTCTTACCCAAGCCACTGCTCCCCACCCACAGGGCCGATCCGCCACGGCATATCCAACGCTTGCCTAACAGTTGCGTTATGTCGGCATCTTCCTTGAAATTTACCAACTGCTCCCAGCTATACGGCTCAGGAATATCTCCGTAGATCGTGCGCTCCTGCCATTCCATATAAGTCAGCGTCGGTGCGCCACACTCGACTAACTCTTGCTGCAACCCTGTGGCCGTCCTCATCGCACCTGGCAAGCGCGACAACCGGCCTGCGTCCTTGTTGGCTGGATCGGGTTTTGAGTGTTCTAGGTGCTTGTAAATAAAATCCACACGCTCAGCAAACTCCTTGGCATTGGCAGCCCGAATCTCCACCCAAGCGTGTAGACTGCGTGCCCCGCTCTTAATGATCGACGACGTAGGCAAACCGCTGCGCTTAATTATCGCCCACTGCTCTTGCAGGGTGCTTTCATCAAACTCAATCAGGCAATGGCGAAACTTGGTGATTGATTCGGCTTTGCGGTTTTTGCCGTTGTTGGCGTTAATGGAGACATAGACTCCAACTGCATCGCCTTGCCACTCCTTAAGGCCATCGGCCTTAAACAGCTCCAGCCATTCCTCACGGCTTCGCGTCTCGCCAGCACCGTCTGGCCGCTCGCGGTCGCCGTCCTTAATCGATCGGCAGATATTGATCTGATCCCCTACGTCGAAACAAGTAGTCAAGAACTTATCTACCGGCCCGCTCTCTACGCTGATCGGCATGGGCGGGACTGGCAAATCCTCACGAACGATCGCCCCGTTCTGATAGCCGTACTTTGCTTTCGGCCTCCACGGCTCCCTGGCTGGTTTGCTGTAAGCGGATTTTACTGCTGCCACGCATTCATTCTGCGTTAGCCCATTCTTAAATCCCCAGATCTCGGCCTCTGACTCCGCATCAAACTGCGACAAGCCTTGATCACGGAATTGCAACGCCATGCGGAACAGTTGTGTGTTGCGCTCACCTTCCGGCGCCCCGTTGTGGTAAACGGCCTCGGTAGCTGGTGGCAGTACAATCATTTTTTTACAAGCCCTTCCAACGCTTTTTTAATCACGTACTCAATCACTGCCTCTTGATCTTTCTTTAACTGCTTCAGTCCAAATGCGTGCAACGCCTTTGCCGTCTTGGCGTCGTAGGTTACGTCGACTAAAACCTGCTTAGGTGCGGGCCGTGCTTTGCCAAAAGTAATTTTCCCTAGATCCTTCATTTGCGCTTTCTCCTTTTACGGGGTTTGACTTCTTTCCAGACGTTAAAATCTTTGTCGCACTCGACCGACCAGAGCATTAGTTTCTGATAAAGTGATCCGGCTAAGCCCCAGCGGCACAAAGTTCTGCTAACCAGATCTCCTAACCAGAATAGAAGCCACGACAACGCCCTCATTTTTTCTTCTCCAAATCCCGCTTTTGGTACACCTCCGCCCGCTTCAGCATCTCCTTGGCAATGTGCAGCGCCAAATCGATGCGGCAGCGGGTTACGACCACCCGGCCGTCGGCTAGGCTTTTCTTTGCCCGCTCGAGAATTTCGATTTGCCAGGTGAGGCGTTTTACGCTCATACAAAATTAAACTGCGGGTGTATGTCGAATGAGTCCCGAGAGATTCTCCCAGCGGATATATTTGCTGCCACAGAATGCTGGCCAAGTTCGTAGGTAAGAATTGCGTGACAGTTTTTACAAACTACGTCGCACTTCTTTATTTCATTATTAAGTTTTTCAATGGAGTAGCTGGAGCAGTTAGATATGTTAAATTTTTTGATTTCACCGTGCCTGTGATGAAAGTCTAACTGAGGGCCTTTGAGGTTTTTGTTTCCACATTTTTGGCATCCCTGGCTTTCCTTGTATTTTGTTATGTAGGCGATCCGTTCCTTGTGTTTTTTACTGCAATACGACCGCCTATCTCTCGGAACCCAGCTCACCACTGCCCCATTCCCCAGCGCATGCGATTGGCGCGAGCCTCTAGCACACAGTTGGCGTACTGCTCCGGGGTGTAGGTTCCAATGACGCGGCCGGAGAACATGGTGAGCAGTTGCTCAAGTGTCATAGATTTGCCCTTCATCAGAATCATCTTCTTGCGTCTCAGCTTTTGTTTCTTCGTTGGCCAGCTCTTCTTCGACTTCTTCTGTTCCGCAGTTACATACCTCCGACTCAATGTGGATGTAGCAATTCACATCATGGCCTGGGTAACGCCTTAACTTTTCTGATTGGGCCGTTATTTCCGCCAACATGTAGCTCCCGTAATGCGGGTTTAATGGATTTAGATTCATTTTCTTTTTTCCTTTTTTTCTTGTTTGTTTAGATATTTTTCCCAGTCCACCCTTGCAGATTCAGCCTCTTCATCTGTGGCGAACGGCCCCCAGCCACACTTGGGCCAACCTTCAGACATGTAGAATCGCTCGCCCATTGGATAACCTGCATCGGTAAAAAGCCGGCGGCCTATGATTTTTAACTTCACAGCACCGCCTTCGGCAGCGGCCCTGCCAGTTTGTAGTGATACTTGGTGGCGTCGTATTCCAGCGGATAGCCAAAGAAGTCACGCAGCAGATCAATGTCCCGCTGGATGGTTTTGTAGCTACATTCGAGCTTCACGCCCAACCTGGCACAGCTCGGCAAAGTCAGATCCCGACGCAACATTCCAACAATCACGCCCAGCCGGCGCAACGTTGGCCGCGTATCGCCAAGGCCAGCGGCGCGGTTGCGTTTAGAAGCAAACGTTGCGGCTTTTGTGCTCACTTCATCACCTCGACCATCGCCACCTTCGGCAACCGCATCGCGTTAAACTGCTTTTCGCTCGCAGCAAACACGTCGATCACCGGCAACTTCCCACCGCTCGCCTTCTTGCTCTTGACGGCTGTGCCGGTATCTACGGCCACCCACTCACGCTTCCCGCCCATCACTCGAATCTTTGACCACAGCGGAATGATGTCTGGGTCGACGGCGCAGTGACGGCCAGCCCGCAACCTGGTGCCAGTGCTTGATTGGTAGCGACTGCTCCACTCGTCCTCACCCGGCCAGTAGCCAGTGATGCGCACTTTAATTTTCTTTACGTCGATTTTCTTAGAGATCGGACGCAAATCGATTAGAGCGTTACTTAGCTTAGTGGTTGTAAAGCCAAGCAGGGCGATAAACGAAAGGAGTGTTCTCATAGCCCGCTCCTTATGCGATGAATCAGATCGTTCTCGCGTGCCTCGCTGGCCGCTAGCGCTGCCTTGGCCTCCGCTAATTGCCGAGCAAGCGAGCGGACGCGGTTTAACAACTGCTCGTGGGTGGTTTCCTCTGGCAGCACCTTAATCATTCTGCACCTCCCGCGGGTCGTACTTCTTAAGCCAGCGCCACACCTTGCAGATGGACGTGAACGCCTCAAACGCCTGGGCGACTTGTTCGGCCGTATACCGAATGTCCTGCAACTGGCCGGTGACTGGATCGATCAGAATGTTGCGGCAAGCCATCCCCTCGTCCGTGAAAGCGTACGCATAGGCGCTGAGCTGAAGCAGATCGGTTTCGTAGCCTGATGCTTTTGAGACGCCTTTTGCATCTGTTTTAAATTTTCTAGTTTTAAAATCTATTACTTCCATCTCGCCGTGAATCTGGGCGATCAAATCC